GGATCTGGAATAACACCAGCAGCAATCTCTTTCTTAATTAACTCATCTTGTTCAATAATCTCTTGATCAGTTTGACGTAGAACTTTTCTTCTTAGATAATCTTGAGAGTAATATTTGCCAACATAAGGTTCTGCAGTTGCAGCGAGAGTAAGTCTTTCATTCATCAACTCTGCATCTTTAAGTTCAGCAAAGTGATTATCATAAAGAAAGTCATATTGAATGTGCTCACTCATTATATCCCAATCTTCGGGAGTACAAATATTCTTTAGAAGAAGTTGAGTCTTGAGCATATCATTGAACATTCCTGAGAATCTCTTTCTCAAACGTCCAACAAACTTACTGAATTTAACTTCATCCCTCAGAATCTCAGAAGATCTCCCCAGGTTAAACCCGCCATCTCCTTCAATTCTGGAGATAGGAACATTAAGTGACTTGTAGAGTTTCTTTTTAAAATATTCAATATCAGTGATTTCGCCCAAGTTTTGTCCGCCAGGCAGAGTGGAGATTTCGGTTCCTCTTCCGCCCTCACGCCTAGGAAGCCAGAAATCTTCAAGCATTGACATGAATTTTTTGTCATCACGAATCTCACCTGTTTGTGCGTTGTATACAAGTTTGTTACGATATCTATTCATAACATCGCGAAGATATTGTTCTGCTTTTACTTTTGGCAGATTACCAACATCAATGTAGAAAATTCTACGCTCAGGAGCACGAGATAATCTATAGATTACCAGTGAATCCTCAATCATTCTAAGTTGATTGAGCGATTTAATTGCTTTGTGAAGATACGAAAGAGTCGATCCTTTGTTACGATCTACGAGTCCAGATGAACAATAGGTGATAGAGTCTTTTGAAAATTTTACTCCAGAATTGCCACCTTGAGTTGCAGGAGTTTGAGTAGGATATCCAGATTTAGGATTGTATAGGAAAAATTCTTCAATCTCAGGGAATTCATATTCCATGGGATTGTTATTTCCTTTATTGATATTTCCTAAACGAACTTGATCATTGGGTTTTTTCTTCTGTTGACGTATATAACGCATTTTCATTGCGTCGATGTAACGCAATTCTTGAATACCTTCTTGAGGATTTTTTAAATCAATGACTTTGTGATAGTAAAGTCTTCCGTCAATGTACCAATTCCTATAGATTTCGTGCGCTTTCTTGTCAAAATCCAATAAACCAAGAATATATTTGAATTCTTCTCTAATTTTTCTCTTAATACCATCACTGGCATTTAAATTAGAGAGTTCAATTTCAACTGGAGAATCGTGAGTGTCAGCTACGATAGCTTCATTTACTACATCTTCGATGGCACTATCACATTCTGGGTGAAGTGCCATCTCGCGATATCGTTTGATTAAATCAAACTCAGTTTTATAGACTCCTTCAATGTCAACATATTGCCCAAAAAATCCACTCGTCAGATAGTGATCTACCCCGTCCTCATTATTAGGAGGAACGGGGGAAACCACGCTGGGTGGAGTTTTTTCGGTGTCCTCAATCGAGAACCCAAATAACTTAGCCATGATTTATTCGTAGTCCTTTATTGGACTATTTATCTAGTGACGTTATTGCGTTGATCAGCAGGTCCACCACTTGTGCTATTTGCACCAGCAATCCAATACTGAACCTGGAAGGTTACGGTGAACTCTTCGATAGTATCAGTGCTATCATACGACAGTCCGATTTCAGAGACTTCAGTTGGGAAAATATCACTGAAGTAATATGTTCTAAGTGGGCTGATGTTATCCTGTCCAGCAGTTCCATCTCCACCACCTGAGTTACCAACGGAATGTCTTCCCTGGTTAGCACCTCTACCAAGTTGATGAACAACAGCGTTACCCATATATGAAGTAGGGCTTGTTGCACCAGAACCATCGGTGAGTTTGTTGATTCCGTTCATCCACTGTTCAAACTTAGTTCTAAGTCTGAAGTTTTCATCATTGATAATGGTGATTGTCCAAGTATCAAAGGTTCTATCACCAGCAACCTTCAGTGTTC